TTCTGACTCCTTGTCACCATTTGTTTTATCTGGATGATATTTTAGTGCAAGCTTACGATAGGCTTTTTTAATTTCGTCTTGTGTAGCAGTCTTGGAAACTCCTAGAGTTGCATAGTGATCCATTGATTGGGATTTTTTCTAAACTTAGTCTAATTTATATTGTATAAGAAAAAAAGAAAAGGTTCTAATGGAAAAAGCAAAAATATGTTTATCAATAGATTGGGCTAATCAGGACTCCGCAAATAACTTGACCAGGATAAAAAATGTGATTCGATCGTTTGATCCTGGCACAATTAATTATTTAGCACTTGATCCAACTAAGAGCTCTATCGGGTCTTCTTTAGAATATGATGAAATCGATTTAGAGTGTAGGGAGAAGGAAATCTCATGGTTTCCAATAGTCTCTTCCATTCGTGATATAGACTCAACTCGTCCATACTATTCTAAGCTTCCAAATGGCGGTACGGGTTTTATGCTTGGAATTTCTGAAACTCGACTAAAGGATTTTGCTCTTCTTAAGCATGCTCGAGACTGCTCAGATTATCTTATTCTCTATACTGGCGGTAGTACTCAAAGTGAGATCGATCGAGCAATTGAGGCCTCTCAGCCAGATATAGTAGTTCACCACTCTTTTGGGGAACCTCGACTCGATTACATAAAATACCTTCAAGCCATCTCAATCGAATTTGAAAAACGATATTCGATCGGATTTAAGAATAACTCCTTCCTAATGTCAGACATACTTCTATTAGGGGCTTCTATGCTTGGCGCAACCTTTCTAGAATCCACGTTTAGCATTAGTGAATTTAACGAAGCTCATCTATTAGATAACAGGTGGCAATTTGATCAGCTAATTGATGTGATCAATCACATAAAATCAATCAATGCTTCCAGAGGAGGATATGGAGTCCGTAGAGTAACTAAGGTAGAAAAAGAAATGATGAAACGATGAAAATTACACTAAAAAATATCAAGCATTACATAGAGGGAAATATTAAGATGCTTGGAGACAAGATGCACCTCCTACCTGAACATGAAAAGGAACAGGTCGCCTATAGAGCAATGATTTGTAAGGACGAGTGTGTAAGACTAGAATATTGTGTCTATTGTGGCTGTGATATTCCTGGTAAGTTATATGTTAAAGAATCCTGTAATGGAGGAGAACGCTTTCCTGACCTAATGAATAAGGATAACTGGGAAAAGTATAAACTAGATAATGGGATTAACCTGGAATAAGGGAGAGTCCAGTAGTCACGACCGTTAATGTACTCACCAATGCTAGAATAGCCGCAGGTAGCTCAAACTTCAACTTATTTGCAAGTAACATTAGTGTAGTCAAGGAAGAGAGAACGATATTTAGAGTCTTTAGGATGTTCTTTTTTGTTTGTAATGCTATTGCTAATGTGTATGCTGGATTAGGCACAGCTGGAGGAAGAGCCGCTGGTAAAGCTGCAGCAACAACAGTTGCTTGAGTCTCAGTAGGAATAGAATCAAGAGCTTCCTTAGCCGTTTTATATTCCTGTTTCATCTTAATAATATCCTCTTCAACTGAAGCTTTAAGATTCTTTTTTATCTCTTCGACTACTTTTTTCTTTGACTCTTCAGCTGAGGCATTTGCTTCTTCTTCAGACATTCCACGATATACCTTTTCTGCCTTAGCATTATCGATCATTGTTAGGTACTTACTGAGATTCTCGTCTTTTTTGATAATATTCTCAATCACGCTATCCGAATTTAATCCAGGAATATCCGTTCCGAGTGATCCTAATTTAGTTACTGCATTTGCTTGATCTTCTAGTGCCATCTTTATTTAGTTTTTGTTGTTCCACTTATTACTCCGCTATCTGGAAATATAGGAGTTAGCGGTGGAGCGCCAGATGATGGGTGAACATGAGTATTAAACATATTAAGAAAAGTCTCTCCCTTTAATAAGTATTCAGATATCGCTGGAATATCCGGCGACCCCAATTCAATATTCGGTGAATCAACCACTACTTTATTATCAGTCTTAATCGTTATTATGTTGTCCTGTGCTAGATTAATACTTGCGCCCTTTACTGAAATCGTAAGTCCTTTACCTATGCTGAACCAAAGCTTTAATTCCTGGTCTCCATCAAAAAGTATAATATGGCTTCCGTCGTACTCAGTATTTAATTCATCCTTTACGTCTTGCGCTAGCTCATGAATCGCAAAATATTCAGGTGAGTATGGATTACCATTATCAAACTTTACGGCAACTATGCTGCCTACTTTAGGAATAGAAATAGAACCAGCCTTACCTTCTTGTCCAAAGAATAGGCTCTTGTTTTTAGGGTATGCCCATGGGATATCCCCAGCAACTAGATCGTCGTGGATACTATATACTCTAACCCTGGCTCGACCTTCCTTTCTAGGATCATCTATGAGCTCGACTACACCTAAGAACTGCTTGTCTCTTAGATCATCCATGTCTCTATTTGATATGTCGTGATTTCGGTCTAACATCGTGTAATATTATATTAATATATTCGGCCTAGGTTTCTTTCACCTTCATTATTTGGGAACTTGTCCGGAAATAATTTAGAATCCGAAAGATTTTTAGCAAACCGAGATTGATTTTTCGTATTATCACGTGGAAAATTAGTACGGTTGCCGTTATCGTCAAAATCATATGGATTATTGCCAGCATATAAATCACCAATTGGCTTGATTGGAGGTCTGCTAAATGCTGCGCCTAGTGCTGGATTAATAAGACCGCCTATTAATTTTAAGTTTTCCTGTATGGCGTCTGATCCGCTATCTACAAATCCTCCAACAAACGGTAAATCGGATGCTCCATTTAATCGAGTCTGTGCATTAGCTGCAAGATTCATGGCACTCCATGGATTCTTTTGCGCATTTTTTGTATGATCGTCAGCTATCTTAGTAGAGTCGTGATATTCGCTCTCTTCCTCAAAATAGCCAACCTTTATCTTAAACTTATTTCCAGTAGTCTCCTTGATTTTATCTGTACTTACATGCATAGTGTCTCCTCCTGGAAAACTGTTAGAAAAATCAAATTCACACTGACGACACTTAAATTTTAAGTAGCCAAACTGTTTCATTGGATTACTCTGATCTAATTGTTGATTTCCCAATAGAGAACCTAGTCCTGCACCAGCATTAGTAAGCGCTCTATTTAATCCGCTTGTATCTACACCGATTGCGCTAGTCATGTTACTAAACGACCCTGATGGGTTATATCTAATGTTTCTAGCCTCAGCGATGTATATGTCCATGCAGAACCATCTTAAGTTATCGGGTACAAGCTCTCGCATGTATACTTTATCATATATTGAAGACCTATATAGGTTAGCAAGCTCAGTTATTCTCAAATCAATCGCTTCAAGCGTCTCGATTGTTAAGACAGCCTCATTGCCTTTATATGCATTTTTCATATCAGTTGCATTGGTCCAAAGTTTTTCAATTCCTTGAATAGATTGAAAATACCATGGTGCATTAAACGTCAAATATTCAAGAATAGACTTAAATTTAGATAGACCCTGCTCCTTGTCTTTATATCCGTTTGAACCTAGATATGTTTGAGCGCTGTTAGTATTAGCAACACCTCCTTGTTCAAATAGTGGGCTCGTCCATAAGAAATCATTAGTCACGCCATTGACTGATTCAAACCTAAAATCTAACGCAAACGTTAGATAAGTCGGTTGATCATAAGGATCAAGAAATAGACCCTTTCTAAAATTGTCTACCTTATTTCGTACTCCATAAAAATTATGCATTGGCCGTAAATGTTATTTTTGAAGGTCTCCACTCTCTTCTTGCTAAGAACAGTTCAGTTGAAAAGGGAGTAGACTGATTTGGATCATAGTGATATTTTGCCCCTTTTACATAATATCTTCCAGAAAGTTGAGTATCGATCGTCTCGTCTGATAAACTTTCTCTCTCCTTAATTTCTCTAGGGTTTTCAAGGTCAACCTCTTTTCGTAATGAGTCAGCTAGCATAAGCGTTAAAAGTACAGGAATAGAGGATCCTCTTATTACTTGATAATTTATCCCCTTCGTAACTATTCTAAGTTGCATCTTTTCAAGCTCCTTCAAGTTATGCGTATTAAATACTCGAGCTGCATTCCAGTGTTCATGTGTATTTCCATAGTTAATATTCATCCACTTCTTATTTCCTATTTCAGCAAGACCCTCATCATCAGGTATAAGCATAGTAGTTTCATCTGCTCCATCAGTATTGATTGGAGCTGTGTAGAATTCTTTAAACCTATTAAGTTTACCGTCCTTGACTTCAACTGGTTCAAAATGATCATAATAATAAATCTTCTTTAGGTAGCCATCCGATTTTAGGATGTCTCCTTGATTTGAAATAAGATTTGCTTCAACGATATGATTTGGTTTTCCTTGATAAGTACGCAAATTTGTTAGAAAGTTCACCATTGCCATATCATTAACTTCGCTTTTTTCCGTGCTATCTTTTTGAGTTTGACTAAAATTAGAACGAAGCGGTTCAGCGGCTATTGGAAAAGTTATTTCAGGTTCAATATCTAACAATTGTGTATTTACCTCGATAAAATTAAAAATTAATTCTTTACTTATAAAGCCGCTAAAAAACGATTTATCATCACGATATGCATAATTTGTAATCTCTCTCATGAAATTTAAAGGGCTAGTATTGATATTGATCCAAGTCATAGTATCAGACGGTGTAAACTCATTTTGGGCATACCCTAGACCTAATTCAGTACATACTTTCTGTATCGCAGCAGCTGATGTTAGTTCAGGATAACTTTTAGAAACATTATTATACAACCTAGGAACAAATAATTCTCCCTTAACAATATACATCATATTATTACTTAAAGATAATTTTGAGTTAACTGAATTTGATGGTATTGTTTTTATACTAGTGATCAGGTAGTCTGCCCTAACTGGTTTAAATTTTTCGTTACTTACTGCAATATATACGCTGGCCATTAAGTTTCTTTTAGGGAAATCGTTTCCTGAGAATTCACCAAGAACATCAGTAAAAATTAGAGTTAGTTTAGGAATAATTCCAGTCTCATCAATTACTAGACTATCTATTTGCGAAACGATTTGACCTCCGATTTTGATAAATGGCCGAGCTGCACCAATTGACTGGCTTGAATCCGGAGAAGATGTACTGTTTTTGAGTATACCTTTTTCTTGACCTTCTGATGATGTATCATAGTCTGATAAAGTTATTAATTTTATAGAAGGTTGCTGCGATGTTTTTACAATCTGATTAAATGCCATTGTTAAAAATTAGGATTATTTTTTAACTGATCTTTTATTCTAGCTCGAGTAGAGGTAGAGTTAGCGTTCGTTGTACTTGTTTGAGTCATATCTCCACCAAATATAACGTCTCCATCAACTACTTTAATATTCTTTGAACCAGTTAAATTAAAATTTGGTGGAACAACTTCAGATACTTTTGTTCTAAGTGAATCTAATCTTTGCTTATCCTTTGGTGTTTTTGGAGTAATTAATTTACTTTCATTTTTCTTAGCTGGTTCTTTTCCTTTTTCAACCACATTAATTGGTGGAGATACCATTGTTGATATTTCATTAAATGGTGGGGCAAGCAATACTTCTCCAAAATCTAGTGAAAAAGGATTCGATATTCCGTTAAATTTAAGAATAACATCCCAGTTTTCGTAATTTGAGTATATTCGGTCAGAAATAAGATCAGGCCTCATTACCTCATATTCATTTACTATAATTGTGCCTGCCGAATTTGGCGATGCGCTATATTTAAACGTAGCACTTATTAAATCAATGATTGACTCACCAGTCAAGTTAGTAAATAATTTTTTAGTTCGTAATATTTTGCTTATTAACATATTAAATTAATCTTTTGTTTGGAGTCTTGTAAAATAATCAACTAATATTGGGGACTGACCGAAGCCTGCACCATATCTGTTAGCAACGTTCACTTTAAAGTATCCAGCTAGTGCCTCTGCTGCTTGTTTATTCACATTACCTTTGTCATCTGCAAATTCATTTAGTGCACCTGATTCGTATTGTTTCTCAGAAGTAGTTAAGGCAGCTTTAATCTTATTAATAGCTGAATTATCTGCGGTGCCGTATCCAGGGCCATATGCACTTTGGATTCGAGCTGAGTTATATTCTCCAAATGAATTCATTGCACTTGCCGGCGGCTCAAGTGGTGTAAAGGACAAGTCTCCTCCTCCATGGTTAAACATTGATTCAATATCTTGCTTAGCTCGTGGTCTTCCTGGTGTAAGTGTTACGCTAAATTTTATACTAGTTGGAAAATCGTCTGCTCCTAATTCTTCAGATAGTGATATAGATGTTGATTTTAAACAAAGATTTCCTACTACCGCTAAAGGGTCCATTGGATTTCCTACCATTAAGTGCCATTCACCGACTGCTCTTCCATCAAGTAGAGCCCTAAATACTAGTGGTTCCTGCTGTAATTTACCTAGTTTTGAGGCAGCTAACTTATTTAAAGTCTCTGAACTACCAGCTGCTGTTGTAAGGATTTCTGCAATTTCATCAGCTGATTTCCCAACAAGTTTATCTTTGAGTCCAGTCACAAATTGTTTTATTTGGTCACCGGTCGATTGTACAGCAGATCCAATATACGTACCTAGGTCCTTCAATCCACCAATATAATCTCCTTTTTCCATACGGTCAGTGCTAAATCCTCCAATCAGCGGCCCAGTCTGTTGAAAATATCGATATCCTCCGCCCCAAAAAGTCGCCCTATTATAAGTAAGTGACATAAAATTACTTATTAGATCTAGCATTGCTACCTTTGGATTAATGTTTCCATATGAACGTAAATTATACTCAAAATTTAAGGTTATATCGTGCGCAAAAGTATAACCTCGTTCTCTTTTCTGTGTGCTATCAATTACATTGATCGGTCCCATTACCCTATTCCAATATGCACCTTTTTCCCAACTTTTTTTAGTAAAATCTTGTAGAGTTGCATCATATCCTGAAAAAGCATTAGCATCGCCCTGACCAAAAGCCAAAGTTAATCCTTTGCGAAGAGCTTCCTCCTCTTTAGGAATCCCAGCAGTATCTAATAGTGTTTCAAATTTTATTTCATTTCCTTGGACATCATCAATTGTCGCATTAACCGGTGCCCAGTTGAAACCGTACGTCATTCCAAGAATGCTACTTAACGTATTGCCGGTGTCTGCTCCCCACCAAGTTACTGCCTGTGCGATAGGTACCAGGGGCAATTTTGTCTTAGATATTCCTAAATTATCTTCAATCGGTATTGGATACCTACGTAGGGTCAATAATCTATTATTTGGAATTTTTCCATAATTTTTACACCATAGGAAATCATTTATTTGATATGGATAAGGATATAAAGGGCCAGTATGAGCATCCGCTCGTAATGCTTGATTATTTGTCCACTCGATTATGTTAATTGCACTAGGGTTTTGAATTACCTCCTTGCTTGCTAATTCGATTATAGTTGATCTGTCTCTAAGAATGTTACTGCTAGCGTATGTTCCACGATGTCTCCCAATTTCATAGTTTCCAGTAGTGGCTGTATCCGCTCCTTGTCCAAATTCTGAATATCTAAATATGCTAAACGGATTGAATAGCGAATCGGTTCCCTTTAATCCAATTACATTACCACCAGCACCATCTGATGCTCCAAGCTTTTCCTCTTTTGCAATATTAGGTTGAGTTACTTTACTTGATAAGATTGAATCGGCCGCTGATGCACCAGTTAATTTTAAAATATCATCAGATGACCCATTATCCCCTAATATAAATCCACCCATAATATTCTAGTTTTTATTATTTATTACTCTTTTAAAAGACTGAGATTAGTCTTTACTTTTCAAAAAATCGTTAAAATTAGAGACTTTTCGTATGATTTTCTTCTTTTTCGCCTTTTTGCCTGGACCAGCTAATGCAAATGTATCCATATTATCTGTTGGTAGACTGTCTGGTGTCTGAAAACCTGTTCCTGGTGAAACGGGCGCAGTAACTGCATCTTCATTTGTTTTCTTTTCAGCTGATTTATAGAATTTAGGACCTTCTCCTTTTTCATATGGTGTCAAGCCGATTGCATCAAGCCTAAGTTTGTTAGTTACCTTACCTACTCCTTTTTCAAAGTCTCGGCCTCCTTGTTTACTTACTCCGTACACTCCACCTTTAATAATACTGAATATACCATTAAAAATTGCTTTGTTTTGGTTTGCATTTTTTCTAGCTTCTGCTGCATCTCCTCTGTCAGGTATAGATGAGAGTAAACCTACGGCTATTTGGCCAAGTCCTTTCAAGAGGTTCTTCAATGGACTCTCAGCGATTCTATCTGCCTCGCTAACTGCTAATCTAACTCTTTGATAAAGAGGTAATCTTAGGTCAGGTTTTAACTGGATACCCTTAAAATTCTTCATGTTAAAGTCCTTAGACAGATAGTAATTCTTAATCTCCTTCTCCTTTTCTTGAGTGATTGCTTTAACTTTTGAAATTGCATTATCAGTATCCCTCTTAGATAACTCACCATCTACCTCGCTCTCTATATACTTGATTATCCATGAACTACTAATCTGTAAATAGGCTAATTGGTTTTCTTCAAGAGAACTTTCAGCGGTTCGGACTGAGTTATTAAACTGTGAGATTCTAGCTGAATCTACCAATACTTCTCGAATGGCTGCTTCGAGCCATGCGGTATTTTGTCCTTCTAACTTCTTAAATAACTTATAATAGTCTCCACCGGGTTCAGAAATCTCTCCATTTGTCATTGGTGGAAGAAGAGATGAGCTTAGTGCGCTCATTAGTTTTTCCTTAATCCTGTTCTTTTTTCTTAAGCTTGGTCTCTCGTTCTTAGTTATCTCTTTCTCTTTTGCCTGGATCGGACCTGTAAAAAATTTAGAATATCCTAGTGCATCCAATAAAGGTTTCCAATCGACCTGTAATGTTTCCATTGTCTTTACATCGTTCGGTAAGTTCGAAATAACGCGTTCAGTCTCTTTTAATGAATCAGCTACCTCTTTCCTAATAGTATCCTCAGTTCGTTGGACAAGTTTAAGTAACTTCTTTTTATAGGAATCATTTGCAAGCGCCTTTGCTTTCTCGGCAATCTCAGGATTCTTTTCAAGTAGACCAGCTAACTCTGCTTTCTTCATTAGCTTAGATTCACCGTTTTGATCAATTACTTCAAACTCATCAGAGTTTACGGTATTATCAATTCGACCAATTTTACCAATTTTAACAGTCGGCTGACCTTCTTCAGTATTTAGTGACGAATCTAACTGTTTTAATGCTAATAGAATATTTGTGTCTTTATCTAATTCAGGAAGATCGGATGCATACTTAAAAATTAGGTGCATTTTATAGATTCGACTCTTAACATCGGCTTCACGTATCGTAAATCTCTTATAACCTTCAAAATTAAGAGAAGGATCAGTTTTCTTCTTATCTGAAGAAAGTGAACTTAGATTCTTTTTAGATTTAGTTAAGTATTCACTCATCCATTCGACTTTTCCAGGAGCAACCATTGCAAGCAGCACCTTTTGTAGTTCTGGATTGTCTTTTATCTTTTCTAGAGTAAGTATGTCAACTTTTTGTAATACTTGTTCAATTGATTCAAACGAAGTAGACCTAGCTGTCTTATCTGAAGGCTCTCCACCTATTCCTGACTCGATAATATTAAGAATATCATCTACCTCAGAAGATTTTTTATCCTGTGGGTCCTCCTTCTTAGTAGCTTCATCTACCTTTGACTCACTGAGGTTAAGCCAGCTTCTTAAATATACTTCAAAACTCATATTATCTTTGAGATTTTAATTATTTATCTCTCTTTTTAAACTGCTCATATGGAATCACCCACATGTTTCGTTTAACTGAGCCTTTCATAAAATCATATACTGATTTTCCTCCTTTACTCTCTTCTGGGTGTTGTAGAACCGCATTTTGTAATTTGGCTTTACCTTTTCGGTAATCTTCAAAATTTTGTTGACTGTCGTTTTTCTTGGCCATGATAATTGATTATTTTAAAGTATCGATTGGCTCATTGTCATTTCCACACTTATGGCATACGTATAAATCATCGCCTCCATCAACAATTGCCCAATTCCATCCACAATTATCACATATGATACGAGTATCCGTTACCTTTTCAAGTATGTATGTACCGTGGTTTAAAATATACTTCATAAAAATAGTACTTATTTCTAAGTTATTTATTTCAAAGTAGTATACTCTCCCTTTATAAAATTAATGTGTTGTGCTTTTGAATCGTTATGGATAATTACATGTGAATGTAACCAAGAGCTTGGACCGATATTATACCCGCATCTTAATTTACTAGTGGTTCCAACTGCAAGAGCTCCATCCTTTCTTCCAGGTGAGTGGTAGTGACCAACGACGATCTTAGTATTTAGTTTTCTAAACTGTTGTAGTGATCCTCGACTACCGCTAGCTCCTATGTCTCCATGTTGGCCTAATTCCCAACCGTTAACGATATAGCTATCGCTTCTACCTAGCGTAATAAAGTGAGGATACTCCTTGTTTATCACCCATGGAATCACACCATTTGGTGCCTCTCCTCCAAGGATTGCTGCAGAGTATAACATGTACTCTAAAGAGTTTTTAGGAGTGACAGTTTTTCGCCAATCCGTATTTTTTAACCATCTGTCTACGAAATCATCGTGATTACTTCGAACAATTATTGTGTTATAATCTTCGAAATCAGCAAGACCTGATAGCATGTCATCAACCTCCTTCTTTAGTGAATTGGTTCCGTCAAGCTCCTTTTGATATTGAAGAAATGGATCCTTCTCCTCATGGTGACTAATTGAGGTCCCATCAAAAACATCGTGTAAAATTACATGCTCAGGATGAAGTATATTCATAAAGTCTAGAGTCTTATCTAGAATCATTTGATCGTGTTTACCATAGTGAAGATCACCTAGGACGATTGCTGCTATGTTAGAGATACGAGTAACTTCTTTATCACTAGTATTATAGAATAAGTCAGTAAAGCTTCCAGAATCAGTTGCTGTGACTTGACGTATAAAGAAAGTATCATCGTTTTTTATCTCAACAATAACGAAACCTAGAGTATGGTGGAATTCTCCCTTTTTGCCTGCCTTAGAATCTGTGTAGTTTCGATGTGTGCATGCACCAGTTGTAAGCATCATTTTTGGTGCATTACCTTCAAGTACCGGAATCATTTCCATTTGTGTTTTAGGCGAACCTACTACGCATGAATTAATTCCACTCATTCCTTCAAGTCCAGTCATTGGATTAACGGCAGTCGGTTGCACCTTAACATCTGACATGATTGAAACATACTTATGAATGTTATGTCTATTTGCATCTAGATATGGAACAACTGATGGACTCCAAAATTCCTCAACTTCTTGAGTATTTGTCCAAATTGAAGTCGGGTTTTTATATCGACCTGCAATAATATGAATGTCTGCATTAATAAAATCTGCATACGCTTTCATGTTTTCAATAAACTCTTCGTGTACTGGCGTATTATTTTGAGCCCAAGAAATAATAAAACGTTTTGATTTTTTATTATATTCCCTAGCTTGTGCGCTTTGATATTGTGGTGATTCTTCTTGAGTAACCTCAGTTAATTTAAGTTTAGGTGCCCATCTTTCTACTGTTCTGATTGAACATCCAAATTTTTCAGAGAGTGTTCTTAATCGAGTGTCCCATGAAATATCTTTGTCGTAGTATACTTCTTTAAAATAGTTAATGTCTGATTCTTCTAATTCATTAAACCTCATATTGAGTAAAGTTTTGTATCTTATATTTAAGAATCATACAAAGTTTTAAATGATCGTATCCTCTTCAGTTAAGTCTCCTTCAGATAGCCTAATATCTAGGTTAGCTTCATTGACTTTAATGTGTTGGCCGACTTCTTTTTGTAGGTTAAAGAATTCTGCTGAGATTGACGTAGGGGTCTCAGTTTTAAACTTTTCAAAATTTGAGTTTTTAATTAACTCAATCATATCCTCCGATTTTACAAAGCTTGGAAGTTCAACTAGTCTAAACTCTTTAGATATTCTTAATGGAATATCCCTCTTTTTAATGTAGTCAAGTTGTAGAGCATAGTCCTTTACTCGACGATCAGTCGTTCCCCATAGGATAGGTTCATACTGTGGTCTAAGTTCTTTTATAATATCAGTAATCTGTCCATTTGGAACGATTATAACGTTTGCAATTAGTTCAGGATATTCCTGCTGAACTTTATTTAGCATTGATTGGGTCATTGCTAGTGAAAAGGGAGACTTTTTAGTCTGATGTGCTCCTTTTATTGCAACAAAAATAGTCTTGTTTCCATTCTTCTCCTTTAGTGCAGTCGCTGCTTTAATATGGCCTAAGGTTACGGGCTGAAATCCTCCGATAAGTATGTTTACCTTTTGAGCTTCCTGTTTTTCTCCAATGTTTTTTGCGTGTTCGACCTCGCTCATTGCAATATAGTCAGTCGGTGCTCCGATAAATTCACTAAAGCTTGGAAACAATCCTTCGTATACTGCATCACCCATTATGATATTCTTGATCTT